TGGACCCAAAGGTGCCTTGAATAAGAACTTTTTCAGTGTACAGCTCATGTTAACACTCTCCAACGACACTGAAAGTAAAGGTGCGACGGTAAACATTTACCGTAACGGGAAAATTCGATTTTCGGGTGGTTTTGTGGGTACCAATATATCTAACCAACCCGAACTCATTCGTCGTTTCATCGTCAATACCTATACCGAGAAGCAACCCTTCTTTTACAATCCATTCACGTACAACAATTTGAGTGGACAATTTAGAATCAATGGGGTTTTCAAGAGTTTACTCACGATCGCGAGTCGCCAACGAATGTATGGTATGACGAACATGTCGATTATCGAAGAACAAACACCCTTCCTTTATGTTCCAATTGAGAACATGACCCTCATCTTTTCCAAGAGTGGAAATATTCAGGTTGTGGGCGCCAAAACCCCTGGATCTATGTTGAAGGGGTATGACATCGCCAAGGAATTGGTCGAAAAGCTGTACAAGGATGGTCAGATTAATGTCACTGGTGTCTTCGACGAAGGTGTAAAACCCAAAAAGACGAAAAAGAAGCCTGTGTCACCAAAGAAAAAGAATGACACGAAATCTTGTGAACGCATGAAGAGACCTGACCTCATAAACATGGCGAGAAAGATGGGTGTTGTCAACTTCAGAGTAACTAGGAACGGTGTCACGAGGCGTGCGACTAAACAAGAGATCTGCGCGATGATCAAGAAGAAGAATGTCACCTTCAAGAACACAAATAAGAAAAAGAATGTCCCACTCGTTGGCACTGGAAATACATTCAAAATTGGTCGTAAAATTTGTACTGACATGAAGAAGGATGAAATTCTTCGTGTCGCCGCAATCTTGAAAATCGTACCCGACAAAAAGGATACAAAAGTCACACTCTGTAAAAAGATTGAAAAGGTTCGGAACAATTTAAATAAACCCAAACCTAAACCTCCACCCAAACCCACCAAACGGAATGTCGTGGTTGCCAAGCGCAACGTCAAGAAGGCTGAAGTTATGAAAAAGAGGGGTCTCGACGAAAACTCCATTCGCAAAGATATCGCCAAACTCTATGGTGACAAGTGGATGAAACGCTACAAGCCTAGCCTCAACCAAGATGTACGTAACATGAAGTCCGCTCTCAATGCCCTCAATAAAGGTAACAAGCTGGGTGTCCCATTCAAGAGGGATGTTGATCAGATCAAGAAAAATGTCGTCAGTCGTTGGAAGATGGAGAGAAAGAGAGAACTCGAGCGAAAGTATCTCATGAACAATGTGAATACCACTGGTATCGCTCTCAATCTCAAGAATGCCTACAAGCGTGCGGCTGCCAACTACATCATGAGTAAGAAGACACTCCCTTCGAACAAGAAGATGGTGGAGTACCGCAACTATTGGTTAAAGTTTAGGGCCAATATGAATACAAATGGTAATTCTCGAAGAGTTAACCGGACGGCTCGAGCTCGGGTTGAGAAAATATAATCATGGTGTTCGTACGGATGATGACACGAGGGATTGGGGAACACCGGTGAACTCATGGCTTCATATGGCGAGGGAGGAGTTTTTGGACGCTATGATTTATGTCGCAGCCGATTACATTCGGGTAAGTGGTCTAAAGCGTGATGAGAGTGAAGAGGATGATAACAAACTCATCATGCGTGTGATTAATCTCTATAGCGATATAGATAGTCCCAAACATAAGATGCTTTTGTGGAACCTGTTTAACATGCTGAATGCGATTACTTCTTAGGACGAATCTCCTTAGGGACGGTCTTCGCGGTCTTCTTGGTGATCGTCTTCATGGGAGCGTTGTTCTTGGGGGGCTTGACCGCGTTGGCGACGGGCTTGTAGTTGCGGTTACCCTCAGCATTCTTGGTGAACATGGCACCGTTGTTGGTCTTGTTGATGCGACGACCCTTGGAGTCGACGTAGGGGGTGGGGGCGACGGCGGGAGCCATCACACCTTCACGCATCTTATCGAAGGTCTTACGAGCCTTCTTAGCGGCGGTGGCGGCGGTTTCCTTAACACGGTTCATCATTTATATAGAGCGAGAAATTTTTTTGAGGTGGGTGGTGTGATAGGAAAAGTCATACTTAGGGAAAGTCTCTTTAATTTTATTAGAAAGGCGAGTTGCTGTGACTATATGGGGCTGACCTGAACGTTCAAGTTCCAAGAACTGATCCTCCATCTTTACAAATTTTCTCAAATCATCCTGGGACATTCCGTCAGCGTGCATCTGGAGATATACATCCTTCGATCCACCCTGGCTCATGTGAAAGTTTTTAGAACCCTCAACCTCCTCGGATTTTGTACGTTTATCACGCATGATGGCCAATACGAGGAGTATGAGAATGATAGGGACTATCATTTCTATTTACATATTTTTTTTATTTACGCGCTCCGGAGGTGTTAGCCGCATCCGTGTTTACTGAGAAATTAATTTCATCAAATCATCAATCTTCTGGAGAATGTTTTTGAACTTGTAGATTGAATCAACACCCGAAGGCTTCACAATTTCCAATTCGATTTGGTAAGAGGCTTCCTCTTCCGAGTCCATGTCGGCATTGTCACCCGAAGAGATGGTCATATCGATACTGAGGTTTTTACGGACGAAGGAATGCCTCGTCTTGGTGCGCTTACGATCCATCTCATATTCACCAGAGGTTGGAATCTCGCGAGCGACACAGAAGCGTACATCGAGGGGTTCACGCTTGAAATCCTCCTTGACTACTGCAATCTTCTGGATCATCGTTTGTTCTCCACTATCTTCATCGACTGTGATACGAACATTATTGGCGTCGTTGTAATAGACATCTGAAGTCGACGTCTTGGTACTCTCCCATCCATCATACTTCTTGAGGCCCTTCAGAACCTGTTTCCAGACATCTTTACCGACATTGGTATCAAAGAGTGACCCATTATGTTTACCGAGGCGGATTTCGACCTCGATATCACCTTCACCCTTATGGGCTTCGAAGAGAGGGAGTACTTTCTCAGCGATATTCATCTTGTCTTTTTACAATTGCGCCATTCTCTTAAGCCTTTTTTGAGCATAAAATGTAATGAAAGGTTTTGGAAACCTCGGAAACACGTGCTATTTCAACACAGCCATCCAATGCCTACTTCATATTCCAGTTCTGACAAACCATCTCATACGAAATCCATACGAAGGTGAATGTGCCTTTACGACCAAGTACTCTGAACTTGTCAAAACTTACTGGACGAAGGGGCAGGATACTCTAAGTATCGATGACCTCCTCACAGAATTTCGTAAAAAGTTTCCCCGCTTTGGCTCAAGGGAACAGCATGATGTCCAGGAAGCCATACTGTGCATCATCGATATTCTCGAGACGGCTGTACCCGAAGTGAAAAAATGGTTTTATGGAAAGAAGGTACAGGAGACCCTCTGGCCCGGTGGGAAGTCATCGAATGAAGAAGATTTCAGTATCCATTTGATAACCGCCAACGGGAAAGATATGACGAAGATGCTCTCTAATAGTACGGGGTGGAATACCCTCACAGACTTCGAGGATACCGATGGGAAGACGCACCATGTGGCGACGACGAGGATGCTTTTCTCCAAGTTACCACAAGTCCTCATGATCTCATTTGATAGGAAAAGTCATATTCAAATCATAGAAAACATTCAGATCAGTGATCGTGAATATAACCTAATAGCCTCAGCTGTTCACGTGGGTCATCAAGATGATGGACACTATGCGAGTTTTGTGAAGCGTAGGAACAAATGGTTCCTCGTAGATGATGATAGTGTCAAAGAACACCCGTTACCCGACGAAGCTGGATATTATTTCATGGTCTACAATCTAAAAACTCCTTCATCTTGATATTCTCCTTGATGTTGACGATGGTTCGATAGAATGTGCGACGATTGTTGGGATGGGTCTTATCCGTCCTTCTCTTTAGGGGTTTCCACCACATCGGCTCCTCCCATGTCACATAGGCACACTCCACAATGGCTCCATCTTCAAACCAGGTCTTATCCTCGATGCGGTTGTGTGGAATTTCACTCTCAAAGTATAACTTTCCCTTCTCCTGTACATACAGGCGCCATGCGGGCCGACCCGGTACATAACCCGATGTTTCTCTAGAAGGTTCCCTCTTCATGAGAAAATCCACTGTATTCTTCTCTTGTGGCTTCCATTTGAACATTGTCTCATGTGTCCCAATACGTATGGGTTCATTTATGGGTGTGAAAACGAGACCATCAACATCTTGTTCAACTGTGGGGAGATATTCATCCATAAACTTTGCAAAATCCCTCATGTGGTGAAACGTCTTACACTTGAGACGATACTTATCAGACTTCATGTAGATCACCGACTTCATGAGACCTCGCGCAGCTTCAAGACGTTCTATGAGGGTTTTGTCCCACACTGACTGACCAGCGACGAGTACGGCATCATACACCATCAGTGTCCCGTCATACAATTCACCATCAAGGATCGTCCCATCATAGGCACTCTTCTTGAGATTAATCGGAACTTCAAACATATTAAAAGCCCTATTCACAAATAGACATTTCTTCTTTCCATCATAGGTGAGTGCCACCATCATGTGGCGCTCTCCATCAGTTTTCTCACACACCAAATAGTCACCACCCTTCAAAATCGGAAAATGCTTATACTCGATCGATATGGGCTGTGGTCCGGGGAAGTAATCTTTACTTCCCCATCTGGCATGTATAAAGTCTATGACATATTTGTGAAGTGGGGTGGACATATTTTAGATTCCCTCCTAAACTTTAATTTACTTTGACACCGGCGGCGTTCAAGATGTTACTCACACATTCATGTGTATACGTCATCGTCAACTTAGCTGCTGTAAACGCATACATTCGAACATTTTGTTCCTTAAATTTTTCAAACATCTTGGGACTTATCTTCCAAGTTCCAGTCTTCTTGTCTTTGATGTTCTTGATGACAATCTTGGTATTCATCATCCATGCTTTCGCATCAGTCGAAGTGACTTGATAGATATTTTCAGAAATCTTCTTACCGACATTTGTATCGAAGTGAAGTCCCATTTGTGAGACCGGTTCAGATGAACCGCTGTTGACCTTTTCTTTGAAGAGTTCCCAATCTATACCCTCCTTAACACCAGGGAACACGAGACATCCCACACCCTCATGACTACCAAAACATTGTTCGATAGATGCTTCATCGATACCGATACCAAAATCGATGAAGATGATACGTTCATACTTTTTCATGTACGTCTGTATCAATTCAGCCTTCTCGTATGGATTGTCATTCACGTATACGATTTCATTGTCATGATTATTTTGAATACACTTCATATTCAATCGAAGAACTCCATGTAACGTTTTGACATGACAAGACTTGGATCGAGTAACAATTATTGTCGCGAACTTCATGGATACCTATCCTGTCTAAGCCTTAAGCCTGTCACTCAGACATCCACTGAATGGCAGGTTGCCAACATGACCAAGGGTCGTATTTACATCTGCATAAATTTTACCCTCAGCTTGTTGCCAACGACGACAGAATGCATAATCTTCTGAAAGGTATCTACGATTGTTTGGATCAATCATACAATCAAACACTGCGTGATAGTCATCGAAGTCCCTATTTTGGTGATCATTTTTACACCAGAGTTCAGGAAACTTTTCTTCGAGTGTTTTGAATACCGAGCGTTTGATAACCATGAAACCAGTGGGTCCATCTAAAATCTCGATAAACCCATTTTCGATGGGACGATTTTGCGCTCCAAAATTGATGACGAGACTGGACGAAAGCATGGACATGTCACGGGTGTCACCATTCTTGACCGCGTTCGCCGCTTGGTCCCACATGACAACCTTTTTGGGGTAACATGCGACAGAAAGGTCGTGACCAGATTTGACGAGACGCACGACAGCCGCTGGATCGAAGTGAATATCAGCGTCGATAAACATGAAATATTCGCAGTCAGTCTTTTGCATGAAGCGTCCTACAGATACGTTACGTGCACGGTGTACGAGCGATTCATTCTCGGTCGTGTCAAGATACAATTGGATACCCTCTTTGATCAGGAGGAGTTGAAGTTTAATGATACTGGACATGTACTTCTCGAGACACAGTCCGCCATAACAGGGTGTCGAGAGGAACAGCTTCGTCATTTTATTACAATCAGGCTTTAACCTCTAAGTGTTTTTTTATGATCGCCTCAATCTTATTCAATGTCGGTACAGACACTGAACATTTTTCACACATCTCACTCTTGGTAACTTTCGGTGAAAGAACCATATAAATAATCGCCGACGCCACACTATTCGGTGTTTTACTCATCAAGTCTACACAGTCCTCGGTAGCTCCACACATTTTGTTACACTTGAGACGCTCCTCTCGCGTCACACTAAAAGAATTTAACAACCTCTGCATAACATCGAACGCTTTGGTCACGTAATTCTTTTTCGTCGCCCCGGAAATATTCTCTTGGAAGATTTGGGTTGTTCGACTTATATCTTTCGATTGAATTCCAAACATGTCTGCAATCTCCTTCGTTGTTCGGGGATGTTGTGCCATCCTACAGGCATACAACACACAGTTTGCTTTGATCCCCAAACGCACAGCACCTCGTGTCAATTTTTCGTCGTTGAATTTACGATACAACATCTTCGCATCTTTCAATACAACTTCTGGTAGGGTATGACACGCCTCATCAATATCTTTGTACGCATGGAAAAGTGATCTGTCTTTGTGGTTCATAGACATGTGAAAATTTATCTTCGCCATGCGTTTATTCTCATACGTTGAAGAATGTTGTGTCGAAATGATCGTACCCTTTCCCCAGTGTTGTGAAAACAATTCTGGGTTTGCGTTCGGATTTCCACACCTAGATGGATCATTTACTTTCCCGTCATCTGTAACACCGCTTGTCCACTCTGCGGTATCATCAATAAATCGGTCTTCAACGAGACCACATTCGGAACACGTCGGCAATCCTTCTGGGGAAAATACTTTGATTCCAAAACATTCGTCACATATATTTCTATTCACTGACTTTTCTTCGGTAGTTTTTGGTAATAGGGTGTCCAATTCGGACCATATGGTTGCCAGCATCGTTTTTGATGTGAACAACTTTTTTTAGAATTTTTATAAAACGCATTATTCACTTAGGCTTCGAGCACGCATCTCGATCATGTCGATGGTGTCTTTGAATTTCTTCCCCCCTGAAGTCGAAGGTTCCCATTCCGCCCACGCCTTATCAATCGACTTGTGATCGGGTGGTGGAGAACCCTCAATCTCTGTATCAGAAACAATGAAGTCATTCATCTCGGAATCGGTTTCATTCTCGTCGTAGATTTCACTGTCACTATCCTCAACATCAATTTCACTGTAGTACGCAAACATATCAGTTCCAATTGGTTTCATCTCAAGATCCTTAAAAGTTGTTCCACTTGGGTAGTGTTCCATCACACTCTCGTATGGTGCGGGAGAAAGTTCACTCTTTTCGAGTTTATAGACACACGCAGACTTGTAGAACGATTCAGTCGGGTTGAGATAATAGATACCAAGGGTCAGGCCAGTATTCATCCCAACAACCCCGTACATTTCGTCTTCTACACCGTCTTCGTTTACAAATAGTTTGACTATATCGTCTTGAATTATTTCGGAGGGCACAATCATGCTTAGAGTTTTTCGACAAAAAATAATCAGGGATAATATCACAGATGAAAGTTAATATTTATTCGAAGGATGGATGCCAATACTGTGACCACGCGGTAAACCTGTGTGATACAGAAGGACTGGACTATGAAAAAATTATGGTGGACAAAGAGGAACTCAAAAAAATTTGTGGTCCAGGAGCATCAACATATCCTCAGATATCTATTGATGGACGTCACATCGGAACATACTTTGATTTTCAAGACTACATAGAAGATGAATACGAACCAATTCTCGCTCCAACACTCAACAGGTTCACCGTCTTTCCCCTGAAATATCCAGAACTTTGGGAACTCTACAAGAAAGCTCAAATGTCCAATTGGACCGCTGAGGAGGTGGATCTCTCTAAAGATCTCGAGGATTGGAAGACCCTGAATGATAACGAACAAAAGTTTATCAAGTATGTACTAGCATTTTTTGCCGGATCTGATGGTATTGTTTTTGAAAATATCAATAATAACTTTGCTGATGAGGTCCAAATCTCTGAGGGGCGATCGTTTTATGCTTACCAGTCTCACAATGAGATGGTTCACGGTGAGACCTACTCCAAGTTGATTGACAAATACATCAAGGATGGTGCGGAAAAGAAGCAACTCTTCGAGGCGATTCAAACCGTGCCATGCATAGAAAAAAAGGCAAAATGGGCTATGAAATGGTTCGACAAGTCCCGCCCATTTGCGGAACGCCTCTTCGCTTTCGCCTGTGTGGAGGGTATCTTCTTTTCTGGAAGTTTTTGTGCCATCTATTGGCTTAAGAAGAGAGGACTCATGCCTGGTCTCTGTTTCAGTAACGAACTCATCTCCCGAGATGAGGGACTTCACCAAGAGTTTGCCATCGAACTCTTCAAATTACTTAGAAACAAACCCTCCGCGGAGGTACTTCACTCTATCATCAAAGAAGCGGTGGAGATTGAAAAGGCGTTCATTTTGGATGCACTACCTTGTAATCTCATAGGTATGAACTCGGACAAGATGTCCGAATACATCGAGTATGTGTCTGATCGTCTTCTCAAACAGATAGGTCAGCCTCCAATTTGGGGTTCAAAGAACCCTTTTGATTTCATGGAGAACATTAGTCTGGATGGGAAGACAAACTTTTTTGAAAAACGAGTTGGGGATTACGGGAAGATGGATGATACGTCGGACGAAATTGGTTTCGATGAAGATTTTTAAAAGAGGTTACCATCGACGGAAACAGACATGGGCTCAAGTTTGCGCCCAGTATCCTCGAGTTTGATTTGAGGTTCCGCAAAACCGGGCTTTGCATCAGGAGCCTCGGCCATAGGGACAACCACCTTCTTACCCTTGGTCTTACTGGCACCATTGCAGCCACAACCAGCCACAACCTTCTTCTCCTTCTTTATGTTCATCATACCCCACACGATGAGGATAAAGACGACAGTGTGCACAAGAAGCCCCAGGGTAGAGGGGCACCCTGTGGGGGTAGCAATCGCGGGGCCTAGGACCCGCCTGACGAGACGAAATGTCTCTGGGTTGGCGACGATGAAGAAAGTCAGACCAGAGATCACCGAGATGATGAACTTCTCCTCCTGCTTCTTACCGTTGCATCCGCAACCACAATCTTTAAAAAGACCCATGATTAGTTTTGATATATGTCAACAAAAAAATTGACTTAAAGTCAAGCCCCCTAGTATAGATATAACCAACAAACAATGTCGCTCACTATCCAGCAATCCACCGAATTTACTCCTGCTTCTGTGCAGTTTTCGAAACTTCGCAAGAACAAGAATGGCGGTAAAGCCGTCTACCTCAACGCCGGTGACAACAAGAAGATCTACATTCAGTTCCCCTTCATGCGCTCCCCCTACGGGCTGAGTGCCTTCACTGATGAGGGTACGGGACGCACTTCCTACTCCCTCGACCTCTCCTTCGACCCTGATAACACCGAGGCGATGGAGCTTCACGACAAGCTCAAGGAACTCGATGACATCATCGTAGACACCGTCGCCAAGAACTCTAAGGAGTGGCTCGGTAAGGAGTTCAATGTCGCTGTACTGAAGGAAGCACTCTACAAGCCTATGATTCGCCCCGGTAAGGAGCAGTACCCCTCTACCATCAAGCTCAAGATCCTCACGAAGCCCGATGGCGAGTTCGTTCCCGAAGCGTACTCGATGCAGAAGCAGCCCGTCTCTCTCGACACGATCGAGAAGGGTCAGAAGTGTATGGCTATCGTCGACCTCAACCAGATCTGGTTCATCGATAACAAGTTCGGTGTGACGATCCGTCTCCAGCAGACCCTCCTCGAGCAGTCTGCCAAGCTCCCCTCCTTTGCCTTCAAGGGTCTCGATCTTCCCGAGGAGGATGATGTCGACGTCGATGTCGAAGAGGAGGAAGAGGTTGATGATCAGTAAAAAAAACGTAGTATACTATAAAACAAAATGATCATTGTCGTCGTCATGATGTTCTGTATGGTTCTGGTCGCAGTAGGGGCTTACCTCTTTCTGAACCGGCCCCAGGAGGGTGACGAGTGTGAAGCTAAAATCCCAGATGACAACGCCTTAACTTATGAAATCGATGACGAGGGAAAATGTGTCCTCAAGAGCTGTAAGTCGGGCTACATCAAGTCTGGGAAGGAGTGTCTCGTCGAGGAGGATGATAGTCCCGCCTGCCAGGATGACCAGACTTTTGCTGGTCAGACTGGTACGTTTACGTGTGAGAGCCTTGACGACTTTAAACCAGAGGGGGCTACTTGGTGGGGTACTTGGATTAACAACTCCGTCCCAGTATCCAGTGAAGAAGCCACCGCGGCGGGTATGTCCCATTCTTTCCATGAACTTAGCTCCAGTCCAACGGAGAAAAAGTACATTGCGATGCGCAAAACTGATCAACATTGTAAGATGGTTCAGTTTGATATTACAAAGAGTGGTAACACCTGTAGTTATGCAATTAACGACGCTGGGTACGCTGGTTTTGGTGGTGGAGGTATGGGGGCTAATGAGGCTTGTACAGCGACGACAGATGCCGAAGTTATTGCGAAGTGGAATGCGAAGTCTCCCGTCGATACCGCTAGAAACGCAACCACCGACACGGGTTATGGTCTCAAATCTCTCAACTATTCGATGTATTGTTAAAAAAATATGAGTAAACACTATTAAATTCCTACATTCGTAAGATGAAACAATCTTCTTACGAATATAATAATGAACGCTCAGGTCAAGAAACTCCTAAGGGGTAAGAAGGCGTGCGATCCCGCATCCCACCTCTGGTTGAAAAAGAAAAATGGAACAATGACCAAAGGTGCTGTGAAGATTGGTGAGGGTCAGTATGGTAAGGTGTATCGTGGATGTATAGACGACGGATGTGAAAAGTACATCGTCTACAAGGAAATCAGAACACCATCATTGAGTGATAACCTACCACTTGCGGGATTTAAGAGAGCTCTCGATGAAATAAACCCAAAGATGGAATTTACCATCGCGAAAAAGTTGGAAGGTTTTGGGGTTCCCAAGATGTACCTCTACAAGACATGTGACAAGAAGGACATTCTTTACTCTGAGTATGTCAAGGGTAAGGAGTTGAGGGAATGGATGGCCATGCAACCCCCTCTACCTGCCATCAAATCTGTCATGGCACAGGTTATCTATAATCTCTACCGTATCCAAAAGAAGTATCCAGGATTCCGTCATCATGATCTCCATGGTGGAAATATCCTCGTTCGACCAGTGCCCATGAAAGACATCAAATTCATGGGACATGCCATTTCGAATGCGGGGTTTGAAGCTGTCATCATCGATTTTGGATTTTCCGTCTTTCCACGGATTAAGAATCCTCTCATCAATGCGAACAATTATAAGAACATTGGGATCTCGAGAAAGTCTGATAAACACTACGATTTACACTTTTTCTTGAACTCCGTACACGAAATGGTTCGTCAACCACGGACACGGATGGAGCGTGTGGTGAAGACATTCATCGAAAACCTGTTACCCCCAAAATATCTTGTGAGTAGGTCAAATACTGTTAAGAATTATAGACTGAGGGGTAACAAGACTGTAAATTTGAACTTCGAGGAGGTTCTTTCCAAACCTTTCTTTACAGGTGAGAAAACACCGGTTCCCATTCCTCTATCCAAACCCAAACCTGTCATTAAAATTCAGGCTCTTAAACCAAAATCACCAGTAAACAAAGAGGCTGCTAAAGCGCGAGCGGTCGCCATCATCAAGGCTGGGAAAGTAAAGCCCAAAAAACGCCCTGGGATCGTCAGAGTACGACCTTGAAGATCCGTTTCATACCCTCATCAACTTCGGAAAGTATCTTAAACTTTGGAGTCTTGGTGAGTTTCGTTCCACTCTTAGTGACGAACGACTTCATCCGTTCAACTTCACCACGGGGCATTTTCCTGGTGTACTTGAGTGTGACATTTTTGTTTCCTATGGAGAGTACGGTGGCTGGCATTTATAATATTAACATATAATAAACAATGCTCGCGTTCATTATCCTCGCGATTATCGATATTCTCATTTTCATGCAAACTGGTCAGGCTAAGAAGGCCCCCGTCGAAAATGGTAAGAAGTGGACTGTTTTCGGAACCATGGGGTGTGGCTGGACCCGAAAGCAGTTGGACTACATGAAAAAGAATGGTAAGGAGCATACCTTTGTCGACTGTGACAAGGAGGAGTGCAATGGCATGAAGGCCTTCCCTACCCTAAAGCACCCTAACGGTGAGACGACTGTTGGGTACAAGGAGGTTTAAACACCCCGTACGACGGCGAGACCGAGCGAAAGCACGAAAGCATCAAGCATGGTGTTGACGGGCTTGAATACGGAGATGTGCTTCACGAGGGAGCGGTTCCACACGAGGCGAAGGAGGAAGGTGCTGATGAGAATGTTGAGTACGAAGATGAGAAACTCTGTGAGCATGTCAGACTTGTTGCGAGCCTTAGAAACTTCCTGGATCATTTATTAGGAGTCAATATTTTTTTCTCTTTGGATTACAAATGAAAGGGCTTCCGTTGAGTGGT